GGGTAGGTCTTTTTGAATAGGAAACTAGAATTACAAAAGATCATTAAAGATATGGCTAAGAATAAATCTCTACCTTATGCCAATGCTATAACAAAAATCAAAAAAGACAGAAAAGGTTATTACCAACAAAAAGACATTAAACTTAAAAGCAAATCATTATCAACAGACAGATTCCAACAGTACCTTAAAACTATCCAGGAGGAAGATGATACCCAGTAAATTAACAGTAGATCAATTAGATAATTACTTCCAAACTGCAACATACGTTGAACGATATATGCCTAGTCCATTAAATATGAAGAATAGACGTACAGAAATGTTTTCTCTCATAGATAGATTATATGGTATTGGTAAGGATAAGGACTCATATAAGGGTGAAGATAAGCCTAGAATGAAGATCAGGCTAAATGGTGAGCAATTACAAGTATATGAATTTTGTATATTGTTATTAGTTAAGGCTAATGAAAAGGATAGAGATATAATACAATTAAGAAATTTCCCTTATAAACGATCATTTAGAATTTTAAGAAGATTTTTTATGCCTAATAGTTATGAAAAAGTTAGACAAGATTATTATAATGCTCTCTATGAGTTGTTAAAGTTGTATCATTTAAAGGGTAGAGCTTATTTCTTGAAGTGAAAATTTATTAACTACTTCATTTTGTTTATTAATAGACCAATTTTTGTGCATAAATACTAAATTTTCTCCAAATGCTTTTGGATCATATATTTTAATATGTTTATCATTTTGGTCATATCTAATATGGAAAGCATAACTATCTTCTATTAATGCTTTAATTTTCTTATCTTTGTTTAAATTACTAATTAAATCTTTGAGTCTATTTTTTTCACAATAAATAGTTCTAATTTTTTGTTCTCCATGCTCAAATATTATGTGTTGTTCTGCAAATATAAAAAAACCAACATCATTTGGTTTTAAATCTGTCTTATCTTCTAAATAAAAACACTCAAAGGTTTTACAAGTCATAGGTCTATTCTCATAAATATTACAACTTCCTTTAGATAAATTACAATTCTTGCAATAGCTAAATGACTTTTTATGATGCTCAGGATCATTTATTTCAGGTAACTTGCAACAAAGGGTGCAATCTCCACATGATTTAAGTTTATTGTGCATATATATATAAATATCCGTAGGTTCTTATTTTTTCAACGATCAGACAAAATAAATTTATTTTATTGTATTTTTGCAACACTATATCTTGACAATAATTAAAATTAATGTACTAAATCTGGTATAATATAACTTAATTTTGTGTTTCATTCATTTATCTCATATTAAGTTAATTTTAATCATAATAAGACCTATTTCTTATATCTTTATCTCTCTCTTTCTTTCTACAATTAAGATTTAGGTCTTATTTAATAAAAACTTCTTTTGTTCTTCTACCAGGTATCCATGCACTAACCATTGGTGGATCAGTTAATCCGTCCATAGCATCTATATAAACAGTTAATTCACCTGCATTTGTTTTCATAGTTACATAACAAGTACCCTTGTTTCTGACATCTAATTTTATACCTTTGGCATATCTTTTAATAAACTTATTTTTCATTTTTTTAGCTCTCCTTTATTGTGTAATTAAATAATATGTAATTATTATAATTTCTGCAATTATTATTATTTCAATCATTGTTTAAGATCATCTGAATTAACTCCAATTTTATCACAAAGATCATCTAAATTTTCAAAAGTTATTTTTTCAATAACATCATTACAAGTGCCAAACCCTTGATCAAAATCTTCTTTTTGCTGCTGATCAAAGTAATCTCTACTTGTTGAGTAAGATACTTCTGTTAAATCATTATCACAATATCTTGTACATTTGTATATTTCTTGCATTATTTAACCCTCCTTTTTTGGTTGTAGTATTGTTTAATTGGAAATTGATAAACATTTGAAATCTGCCTTAAGGGCTTTTTAACCTTAGGCATTAGCGATAATTCACCAAACCCATTAAAAGAAAATAATTTCCTTTTATAGGTTGCAGCAAATATATTATAAATATTTATATCTTTAGCTTTCATTTAACCTCCTTGTAATAAAGTTGATTTAATAATATTTCACCATTTGGTTTATTAAGATTATACTCATTAAAAACATCATGGACTTGCTTAATAGAAAATCTTTTAATAAATTTTAATCTTTTAGATGAAATTGCTTTACAAAAATTATTACTAACTATTGATAATGTTGCAGTAATACCCTTATAAAAACATGAATTAGAATAATTATAATTTAATTCATATTCTACAGGATCATTTTCAAAAGTTAAATAATAAGTAAAACTTTTATTATCTGGTGAGTTATGTATTTTTTTTGATTTAATTTTAATCATTTAACCTCCAAGATCATATCGTTTTCATAAGGCAAAGCATTTTTATGATCGTTGTTTGGTGTTAAAACAAACCAATCACCTTTTTTTTGAAATACACCAAAAGAATATAAATTAGAGTCATTAAAATATTCATTCATTCTATCTTTTGTTGTTTTAGAAAACCAACCACCATTATTTAGTTTAATAGTTTTATTAACTAAATTATGTTGAATGATTTTAGTAGAATGATGAACTACATTAACAGTATCATTCTCAGTATGTATTGTTGTCTTGTATGATTTCATATTTTCTCCTTATTAAGTTTGTTAATTTGAATCATAGTTAATTAATACCAGATTAATTATTACTGTCAACTAAATGATAACATCATATTAATTAATTTAATGTGAGATAAACAACTATAAATAGAATTAAAATACTGTTGCAAATATGCAACACTTAACAAACATTAGAACGATTATAAACTATGGCAAATATTAAATATAATAAGACAATTGAAAAGACTATTTTAAATAGGCTCTGTAATGGTGAAAGTATCAGAAAGATTTGCAAAGATCCTGATATGGTTTCATGGGCTACATTTAGCCAAAAATTAAAAGACTCTGATAAATTACAAGATCAATACTATACTTGTAAAAAGATTGGTATTGAAATGGTTATAGCTGAGGCTCAAGATAAATTAATGGACTCAATAAATACCTTAGAAAATTCAGGCAAGATGGATAATAGTTTACCATTTGCACATTTAATCAAAGAAATGCAAAGCAATGCGAAGTGGTTAAGCTCTGTTTTAAGTCCTGTTAGGTATGGAAAAGATACTAAATTAACTCTAAATGGTGGAGATAAACCAATAGAGATTAAATGGCAGCAGTAATAAAAGCTAAGTAATATCAAGATTATACTAAATATTATTCAACACTTGCACCCAAATTTATACAGTACGTTTATAGAATTAGTTGGCAGATTTGCCAAAATGTTAAGAAGATCAACAGAAATAATACAGACAGAATACAAAGAGAATACAAAGTATTAAATAAGCTAGTAAAATAGTCATAAGCTATTGATTAAATATCAATTGGTTTATTTATTTGGTTATTTCCTGAGCTTTTAGGGGGTTTTATAAGACCATACACACCGATTTAGATTTCGGTGGCTTGTTAAAAATGATGGAAGTTACACACAACTAGATTAGGAAATTTATGATGGATTTTGACGACAACGAAAAAGGTTACTCAGCAGTAATTTATATTATGGAAAGCAGTAACTCTGTTGTTGTTCACTTTGGAGGATTTAACGATCTTAGAGAATGTAGATACTTCTCTCATAACATCATGGAAGACTTTGGTATTGAACAACTACTAAACGTACCTCAAGGAGTTACAGTACATTAGGGGGGTTTTGTTTTAAAAATGCCAGAAATAGTCATTCCATATAAGCCAAGAGAACTCCAAAATTTTTTGCATAAAAAAATTGATATACACCGATTTAGTGTAATCGTAGCTCATAGACGAAGTGGTAAAACAGTTATGCTAGTTAATCACATGATTAAAGCAGCACTTACTTGTCCTTTGCCAAACCCCAGATATGCTTTTATATCTCCTACCTTTAAACAAGGTAAGGCGACAGCATGGGATTATATAAAACAGTTCGCTGGTAAAATACC